TCTGTATCTAGCAGCAAAGTCATTAACTGATCCAATATTATTAGATACATCTTGTACAGATGCAATGTTAGTTGCAACAGTACCAATTGTATTAGATCCAGCTAAATCAGTTGCTACTGTTCCAATAGTATTAGATCCTGATAAATTTGATGAAACAGTATTAATATTTGATGCGTTAGAATTAACAGAAGTAATAGCAGCAGATATTGCATAGACACCTGCTATTTCAGTATTTAATCCTGCTACTGTAGTTATTTGAGAATTAATTCCAGCAACAGTTGCTATATTATTTGTTGGAGATATTTGTCCTGCAACAGTAGTTATATTTGCATTATTTCCATAAACTCCAGCAATTTCTGTTGCTAAACCTCCCAAAGTTGCAATATTATTAGTAGGTGATATTTGACCTGCAACAAGATTAACATCACTAATATTATTTGCTACTGTATCAATTTCTGGTTGGACTTCTTGTAAGTCAGCAGCTACAGTTTCAATTTCAGAAACTGCTTCATTAAGATCATTTGCAACAGTTATAATATCTGCAATATTTGTTGCTACAATATTAATATTAGGAATATTAGAAGCTACAGTATTAATATTAGATACTGCACCTGCAACTGTAGTTACATTAGCTGCTATACCACTAACTGTAGTTACATCATTTGCTATTCCAGCAATTGTTGTAATGTCTGTAATATCTTGTGCAAATTCTAAACCATTACCTGCACTATTAACAGATAATACTTTATTAGCTGCTAAGTTAGGAAATGTAATATTAAAAGTGTTTGCTGTTGTTGCCGCAGCTCTTGGAGAGAATTTTAAATCTCTTTCCAATTGCTGACACATAGCAATAATTTTATCTAATTCAGTATTTAATGAATCAATTTGAAAAGCTCCAGATGTTGGAAAGTCTGTAGATCTTTCAATTGCTAAATCTCTATAAATTGTAATAACATCATTTAATGTTGCACCAGATCCACCTAATGAAATAGATCCACCACCTGTTTGTCCTGCACCAGATACTGAATATTCTAATGCTGTACTAGGTGATGCAGCATAAGTTAATAATGTTGTGCCATTATAAACTTTTAAATCTGCATTAGCAAAAAATTCAAATGGAACAGTAAAGCTAACTTGCCCAGAGGTAGCTGTATATTGTACACGTGGTTCTGTGTCAGAAATAATAATTGCCATTATCGAAGTCCTTTTTCAATGTCGTCAAATAACCAATCTAAATACCATACGTTCTGAAATGGAATTAATCTACGCACATTACGTGCTGTGTAGTGATTATATTTATTTCCACCAACATCATACATAATATCAAATACATTATAAATTTGACCTGCTGATGGGCCAAGTAATCCTACTTTTGATCTCATAGAAGATCCATAAGGTTTTGTTTCTCCAAGTATTGGACCAATACCTATTCTATTATCAGTTAGAGCTTCTATTGATCTATTAATATCTGTATAGATTCCAGCTAATCCAGATCTATCAAAAGCATTTAATAATTTTTGTGTTAAAGATAATTTAGAATAATCTTTACCAAATCTAAATTCATTATAGATTCCATCAGTTAACATACCTGCACCAAGTAATAAAAATGATCCAAATAAAAAATCCATATCTTTTTCTTGCATACCTCTAATCAACATTCTTTGTGTTGAAGCCATAGCAAATTTTTTAAATTGAGCTAATGTAGATCCTAATTCAAATGACATCCATAAAGGCGTATCACCTTTTCCTGGTGTAACAATTGTAATATTAATATCTTTATTTAATGCAGCACCAAATGCTTGTTTAGCTGCATCATCAGTCCATTCTGCTGTATTAGCCATAAAGTTATATTTTAATTTTGTTCCGTGTTGTTCAAACTGATTAGCAATTCTTTTAGCCATTTGTTCATTTATACCAGAAGATGCTAAAGCAGTTTTCCATTTAGGAGCAATAGTTTCACCTTTAGACCATTTAATAGAATCTTCTATTATTCTAGATCCTATTGTTACCGAAGCCATTGATTTAGTAAATTCAGTCCATCTAGACATTAAGTTAACATACATAAAGTTAAACATTGCTGCTTTTCCCATTGCACCTTCAATTTTAGATCCCATACCAAACATATCTCCAACATCAGAAAACAACATAGCTCTTTGACCTGTTAACATATCTACTGCTTCAGCTACCGAGTTAGCTTCTTTTTTACCAAGTTTTCTAATACCATTAGCACCAGAAAGCATATCAGCAAACATTTCAAATTGAGTTTTAAATCCTCTTTCAATACCAGAAGTCATAACAACACGTGCAACGTCTGCTGATGCTGCTAAGAATCCTGTAAGCATTGTAAGAGCATTGTAATGTTTCATAGTTCTCATAGCTCTAGAAGTAAAAGCATGTGGATTAGCAGGTAAACCATAAGTACCTCTAACTAATTCTACAGCAGCTTCTAAATCTTCAAGTACTTGATTTCTTTCTTTAATAATAGCTGCTCTAGCTTCTTTTGATTTAGCATTAGCAGCTCTTAAATTATATTCATTAGCAACTTGATATAATCCTGGTGATGTCATTGAATCTGCTTCAGATATGTATTTATATCCTAAACCATTTGGATCACCATATTTTTTAGTAAATAATATATCTGGTGATATTTGTCTGTAATATGTTTTCATTAAAGAAAAAATATCACTAACAATAAAATTGTTTTCAATAAGTTTTAATTGTGTTTCTGGTAATAAATTTAATTCTCTAGCTCTTGTAGATCTAGCATATCTAGGTCTATTAAAAGCATATCTTTCATAAATAAGATCATCAATATTATCAGTGTATTTATTTTTTTCAAATCTAACAAAAGGAAAATGATTAGATAAATCTTCAACTAATTGATTAAGTTTTTTAGTGGTAATATTTAAACCACGTTTAATAAAATCTTCTCTAATAATTTGTTTAAATAATTCTTTATTATTATCAATTGCAGATTTATTGTAAATAATATTAATGTAATCTTTAATTAAAGAATCAGCTCTAGCTAGTCTTTCATCTAATTTTTTAATTTTATTTTCTATTTCTGTTCTAGTAAATGTAGATGTTTCACCATCAACTTTAGATTTGAAATTAACAGTGCCTTCATTTTTTTGTTTCATTCTTTCTAAAGTAGATTTCCAAAAATTAATTTCTCTTTCAATAGGAAGTTTACGAATACCAAGTTCTTGCATTTCTTTACCAAGTGGCCCATAAACTTTTTCTTGTGTAATACGAGCTGCTTGAGCAACTTCTGGTATTTCGTGTTGCATTTTATTTAATCTTGATTTTGTAACTTCTTGTGCAAACTGAGATATAGACATATGTTCATTATTAAATTTATTATGAAGATTAATACCTAATTCAGTTTTAGGTGCAGCACCTTGTACTCTATTAATGTATTTTAAATATTGATCTTTAATACCTTTCATAGCTTCTATGTTTCCAACTTCCATCATACGAAGCTGTGTTTCAATAGAAGCATCAGATGCTTCAAATCCATACTTTTCAGTATTTTTTAATTTAAGTAATGGAGTATCTAATATATCTGCCATCATTGTTTTAGCATTTAAAGATTTAGATTTTATTACTCTAAATACTGGAGTCCAAGGCCCTTCTTCACCAAAGATTCTTAAATTAGATTTTATAAAGTTTTCACCTTCAAATCTTTCTCTAAATGTTTTTTGAGGTGCAGCTTGTTCATTAACAGCAGCTCCACCAGAGCTTGGTGTTGGTCTTTCATTAGGATTAATAAACTTACCATCTTCATAAACTTTAGTACTAACATCTTCTATTTTAGGTGTATGATAAGCTTTGTCAGCTTCAATAACTTGTTGTTGAACTTTAGGTGATACATTACCTTTAGCCATTTTATTAATAATGTAAGGTAATCCATATCCACCTGCTACTACCCAAGGCACATAATCATCTGGTCTTGTAGGATCTAAAGTTTGTTTAGCAATTTCTTCAGCAGCAAAAGCTGTTCCAAATACTTTTGCAGATTGACCAAATTTAGTAAACAATAATAAACTTGATGGATCTGTAAATGCACCAGTAACTTTACCTAAATGATACCAAGGTGAAGCATAATTATTTTGGGCGTGATTATTTATTTTAGTAAGTATAGCAGTAGTTTCTG